GTGCTTTCCCTCCCCGTAAAAATGAACTTTTTTTGGCGCATCTAGGGTAGCTCCCGAAAGCGATAAGCCTTAATCGTTGGTGCGCCATTTTATAAGGCATTACTGGAAAGGCAGGTATTAATATGAAAATTAGAGCAGTATCGTTAGAACGATTGAGCGAAGCAGACGGACTTTCTTCTTATCAGTTGGAGAGAGAGCGAAAACTTGACAAGTCTTATTTTTGTAAAGAGTGCGGGGAAGAATACACGCCGAGGCAATATGTATTAGATGTGGGGCTAAAGACATATTCTAACCCGGGATATTGTTCTGCTGAGTGTCGAAGAAAAGGAAATAATCGAATTATTCATCAATCTCATAAAGCACATAAGATTGGCGAAAACCATCGAGCGAGGGCACGGAAATACGGATGCGTTTATGACAGTTCCGTTACACTTCCAAAACTGATAAAGAGAGACGGTCTGCGGTGTGCCATCTGCGGAGAAATGTGCGATCCGAATGACCGCAGCTGGACCAAATACATGGGAGCAATGTCTCCCACGATTGACCATATCATTCCGATGTCAAAAGGCGGTGGCCATGTTTGGGACAATGTTCAAGTGGCTCATGCCATCTGCAATTCATATAAAGGCAATACAGAAGAGGCGGTTTAATTATGGGATTATCTAAAGATAAACAACTTCATACATTAGAATGTGCCATTTCTGCAATGCAAGAAAAAATAGAGAGCCAGATATCTATCTTTGAAGATTCGCCTCTCGCACAATCAGTGACGGTGGGAACTGGCGAAAAAATGTTAAGGCAAAATCCATATGTTTCTGAGTTCCGTGCATTGGTCAAAGATTATACGCAAATAGTTAAGGCGTATGAAGAATTGGGTGGAGGAACAGCAAATACAGAAATTAAGAGCCTCGATTCCATCCGAAGTAAATTCAAGGTGGCAAAATGAAGGGCGTGACGGAAGCAAGGGTGTATACACCGGAACTGAGACCGCTGACTCCGGAGACATCGCTTGGATTTGCTGTAATTGAATATGCGAAGACGGTTCTGGGCAAGACACTCTATCCTTGGCAGGAATGGGCACTAATTCATGCGCTTGAGATTGTTGGAGATCTGGAGACTGGTTGGAAGTTCCGGTTCAGGACGATTCTGTTTTTGATTTCCAGGCAGAACGGCAAGACAGTGCTGAGTGAAGTGCTTGCTTCATTCTTCATGAACGTACTTTGTGTGGAATCCATCTTCGGAACATCGCTGTCATTAGATAAGGCGGAAGAGGTCTGGGAGGCCGTCATTAACGATCAGGAAGCGCATCCCGAACTCAGCGCGGACATTGACAGGGTATCAAGGACAAACGGCAATAAACGGCTAATCCTTAACGGAGGCCGTCAGTATAAAGTCGGAGCACCTACACGGAGAGCCGGTCGAGGTGACTCCAATGATCTGGTCATGTTGGATGAGATTCGTGAGCAACGTGACTGGGAAACATGGTCTGCAGCGGTGGCATCGACCAACGCAAAGCCTAATGGACTTGTAGTGTGCTTCAGTAACGCAGGAGATCCTGATTCGGTTGTGTTGCGTCAGCTGCGGTCACAGGCCATTGCAGTCATCGAGGGCGGATCCGTGACGGACTTCGGTGGTGATGTTAATGGTTCAACATTGGGGCTGTTTGAATGGTCCGCTCCGGATGATGCTGAGACAGATGACGTGGAAGCTCTTGCACAGGCAAATCCGGCACTGGGATATGGATATCTGACGGAAAGAGCATTGCTTTCAAACCGTGCTACGTTCCCAGATAATAAATTCCGCTCAGAATGTATGTGTCAACAAGTAGAAACCATCTTGCCGAATCCGTTCCCAGACGGAGCGTGGGAAGGCGGTTTGGATATACATTCAACTATCGCACCGGAATCGGAGTTGTTCTTCGGTTTGGATTTGTCGCAGGACAGACGATGGGCAACCATTGCAGTCTGTGGCATGAGGGATGATGGACACTACCATATCGAAGTTGTGGCAAGGCGTGTCGGCACATCGTGGGTTGAAGACTGGTTCAGAGCCAGAGCAATGAAGAATCCGATGAATCTGGCATTCCAGTCACGAGGCGCACCGGTTTGCGGACTGGCGGAGCAGATTTGCACGATTCATGGTGTGAAACGTATCGCAATCGAAGGCAAAGAGCTTACTTCCGGATGGGGGCGGTTCTATGACGCAATATGTGCTTGCGGTGATGATTCTCGCGGTGGTGTACGTGTTTATCATCTTGACCAGCCTGTTTTGAATATGCCAGGCAAAACGATGCAATTAAGAAATATTGGCGGAGGGATTGAACTGCCGGACAGAGTAAAGAGTCCGGATGATATCGCCCCGCTTTTTGCTTGTTTCGTGGCTTTTGCAGCCGCAACAAGAATAGATACAGACAATGCGAAAGTATACGAATCCGCTTATGCACAAGGCGCAAGCGTGATGTTCGTATGACATGGGAGGCGGATAAATGCCGAGCATAAGAGAAAGATGGCGGATGATGTTCCGCCCGAATGTGTACCTGTATTCGTTTGGCGGTGACGCTCCGACACAGGTTCTTAATTACACAGCAAAAAAACTATATCAGACACAGGACAACTTAAAAGCGGTTGTGGACTTCCTGTCAAATTCCATCGCACAGCTTCCACTCAAGGTTTATGTGCGGAGTGATGAAACCGACAGGCAGAGAGACCGTGACAGCGTTGCAGCGAAATTGCTTTGGAGACCGAACGAGGATCAGACTGGATATGAGTTTATCCGTGCGCTGGCACTTGAGTATTTTGTCTTCGGTGCGGTGTATGTGTGGGTGCTTCCGGATGCAGACAGCGAATCAGGCTATCAGATCCGTATCATTCCGAGCGAGTGGGTAAAGAGCACCGAAAAAGCAAACGCATATGCTCCGGAGTCAATCGTTGTCACAACAGGTAATGGTGCTTCATTTGCGATCCCACGCGAAGAGTTTGTGCAGTTCAAGACATATTCTCCCGGCAATCCTGGCGGATATATCTCTCCGATCAGCGGTCTGCGTCAGACGCTTCAGGAGCAGATTGAGGCAGGGAACTTCCGGAAGCAGTTATGGCACAGCTCTGGACGGTTGAACGCTCAGATCACGCGTCCTGCGAACGTACAGCCGTGGGATGATGAAGCGCGGAAACGATTTGCAACAGCATTCCGCGAATCGTGGGGAGCTGGCGGAAGTAAAGCAGGGTCAATTCCGATTCTGGAAGATGGCATGGAGATTAAACCGTTCAGCACAAGCTTTAAGGAGGCGCAATGGACGGAATCGGTCAAACTATCACGAGAGGCGGTCGCGGCTGCATATGGTGTCAATCCGTCACTGATCTGGCACTCAGACACGCAGACATATGCAAGCTCCAAAGACAATGCCAGAGCTTTATATGCTGAATGTCTCGGACCCGTCCTGCAGATGATCCAGCAGAGAATCAACAGCTTCCTGCTTCCGATGATTGGAGCAGATTCAAAACTGTATGTCGAGTTTGACTTGACCGAGAAGCTCAAAGGCTCATTTGAGGAGCGTGCTTCCATCTTACAGGCTTCTGTTGGTGGTCCGTGGCTCACCAGAAACGAAGCCAGAGCAGACAACAATCTTCCGCCAATCGAAGGCGGTGATGAGCTTATCGTTCCGCTTAATGTGTTGGAAGGCGGTCAGGCATCGCCACAGGACACACACATGGATGAGCAGGAACCGATGACTATTCAGCAGAATTGCGGATGCGGCCACTGTAAGTCAGACAACGTGATCAGTATCAAAGCTCGTTCGACCGAAGAGGAAGATGAGCGAATGGCAGAAGCCATGAGCAAGTTTTTCAAACGCCAGGCGGATTCAGTCCTGCCGAAGCTGGGTGCAAAGTCAGCACGTTGGTGGGACGAAGACCGATGGAATGAAGAGCTTGCGGATGATATCGAACCTGTCATGGATGATATTGCAGATGCACATGGTGCGGAGACAGCACGAGCAATTGGTTCCAAGTACAACGCTGATCAGACGCGTAAGTATCTCCGAAAGATGGCAGAAGGCCGTGCCAAAGCAATCAACGAAGGCACATACAAGCGTCTGCAGGAAGCAATGGAGAGTGATGACGAAGAAAACACACCGTCAAAAGTATTCGATGAGCGTCAGGACTCCAACGCAAAAATGTTAGGTCGGTCGCTTGCGATTGGCGTTGCGGGATGGGCGGTCACTCGCGAAGCTCCACAGCAAGCCGAACAGCAGGGCATTCATAAGACGGTCGAAAAGATTTGGGTGACAGGTGATAATCCCAGACCAGAACATCAGATGATGAATGGAGAAACGGTTCCGATTGACGAACCATTCTCAAATGGATGCTATTGGCCTGGCGATGAAAACGGAGATCCCGACACGACATGCGGATGCAATTGCTCAACACAGGTCAGAATCACAGTAGGATAGGAGGTTATGATGGAACACTTATATAAAAGCTTTGAAATGAAAGCTGATGAAGGTTCTGGAACAATCAGCGGATATTTCAGCACATACGACAGAGAACCGGACAGCTATGGCGATGTGATTGCGGAGGGTGCTTTTACCGACACAATCAAACGCAGAGAGGAGTCCGGACATCCATTCCCGCTTTGCTGGAATCACGATCTTGATCAGATTATCGGCAAGGTCGATTCAATTGAAGACACAGAGAAAGGCCCGCTTATGACAGCGAGCTTTTTTAATACCCAATTAGCGCAGGAAAAGCGCGAGATTGTGAAGTCTGGCGTGGTTTACCAGTTCAGCTTTGCATACGACATTCAAGATGCCGGTCAGGTAACGCTTGAAGACGGGAGAAAAGCAAACGAACTGAGAAAACTTGATTTATATGAAGTAAGCATCGTGCCAATTCCGGCTAATCAGAATGCGGTCATGACGGAAGTCAAAGCTGACGATCCTGAAGTAAAAGCCGGTCAGCGCAACAGCAAAAAGGATGCTGATGCGATCAGAGAAGCCATCACGCTCTTACAGGGTGTACTTGGAGAGCTTGAGGATACAGAAGAAGCTCCAGAAGGAGAGGACGAAGCAAAGGCCAACACGGCAGTGGAGGAGCCGGAGCAGAGCAATCCGAGAAAGGACGCGCTTCTGGAAATCATAAACAAGTTAATGAATGAGGAGGAAATCTCATGACACTGAAAGAACAGCTTGCTGAGAAGAAATCAGCACTGAAGGCTCTTGAGGAAAGCATTAAGGCTGGTGAAGAGGAAGCTATTGCACAGGGTGAAGAGATCGCCGGAGCAATCGCTGAAATCGAAAAATCTATTGAAGCAGCAGGAAAAGCAAACGAATTACTGGCGCAGATTGGTTCTGCTGACCAGGAAGAGGAGGATACCGGAATGGAAGAAAAGAAAACCACAATGGAGATGCTGACAGAAAAGGCATCAAACATGACTGACAAAAAAGCGGGCGCATCCGTACATTTTAAGGCAGCAACAGACGTTGTTACAGCTCCGCAGCTTGCTGATCTGGACAGAAGCATCGTTCCGCAGCCGAAGAGAGTGGCTGCAGCTGATTTCTTCAGCAATGCAACAATCTCTGGAAATGCAATCACATATTTCCGTCAGGGTGCATATGAAGGCACTCCGGCAGCAGTAGCACAGGGCGCAAAGAAACCGCAGAACAGCACAAGCTTTGATCCGGTAACTCTTCCGCTGTCCAAACTTGCAGCATATATCAAAGAGACAGACGAAATCCTGTGGGATGCTGACTTCCTTGCATCTGAAGTACAGAACAGCCTTGTTTACAGACTGGGTGTTGTTGAGGACAATACGATCGTTACAACCATTAATGGTACAAGCGGTATCCTGACTGAAGCAGTTGGAACCGGCACAAATGCATTTGCTGATGCTATCATCGCAGCAATCATGAAGATTAAAAACGCATCTGCATTTGATGCATCTGTTGTTATCCTGAATCCGGCTGATTATCTGACACTGCTTCAGGCAAAAGATGGCAATGATCAGTATTATGGCGGCGGATATTTCGCAGGCGCATATGGACAGGGCGGTTTTGGTGTACCGACATCTATCTGGGGTGTTCCGGTGTTCACAAACTCCAGCATCACAGCTGGCACCGGCATCATCGCAGCACGCGAGGCTGTAAAAGTATGGCGCAAAGGCGGTCTGGATGTGAAACTGTATGAGCAGAACGAAGACGATGCACTGTACAACAGAGTTACTCTTCTGGCAGAAGAGCGTCTGGCATGTGCTGTTGTAGATCTGAATGGTGTTTGCAAGATTTCATAATTGATTAACTGGGGAGGGCTTCGGCTCTCCCTTAATTGTTAAAGGAGGGCGACCGACATGATGAAGATCTATTTGGTCAACGGCTTCACTCGTCAGTACGAAGAAGGGTCTCAGCCGGAAGGTGCTGTTGAGGTGGCCGCAAAGAAGGCGGTCGAACCGTCTGACAAAGCAAAGAAACCGGCTAACAAAGCAAAGAAAGCGGTGAAGAAATGAGTTTATTGACAAACTGGGGCTACACGCTCACAGGTGTTGATTCACTGGAGAATATGGTCACAGAAGACGAATATAACGAGTTCACCGCGAACAAATATGCTTCAGATTCTCGTATGGCTCCCACATTAGCAGCCGCAAGCGCAGCAGCCCGTGCGTACTGTGGATGGCACGTATACCCATCAGAATCTTGCCAGTTGTCAACAACGTTTTTTGACAAACGTGTTACGGAAGTGTTTGGTGGCATTCTGATTCAGCTCCCGGCAATGTATGTGACTGAGATTAATTCGATCATGATCGGAAGTACAGAGCATACATCTTATGTTCTGGAGCCGAACGGCATTCTGCGGTTATACGGAGTTGATTGGAATGGAGTGTATAAGCATACACCGATTGTGATTGAGTACGTTGCTGGTGTTCCGGATGAGCTGATGGATGGTTTGAAGGAGCTGATCGCGCATCAGACAATCCATGCACTAGCAGGAACGACTGGAGTCCAGTCAGAAACAGCTGGCGGTGTATCAATCACATACAATGCTGCGTGGGTCAACTCCACAAGAGCAACTGACCTGTCGGACAACAACAAAGAAGTCCTGGCACCGTATAGATTGCGAGGTGTGTTCTAATGGCAATTCCATCATGGGCAAGTCAGACCATCACACGCATTCGACCTTGCGAAAAGCAATCCAGAGGTTCAATCATCCCGGACTGGGACAATGCTAATTCGCTTGTAATCAACAAATGTTCGGTTCAGCCATCATCTACAAACCTGTCACAAGACGGGCGTATTTTGGGCATCTCAGAGGGTTATACGGTATATCTTCAGCCGGGCACAGATGTGCTTGCTGGAGACCGTATCGAGTTTGAGGGAAACATCTACACGATTGATGGTGAACCGAAGCCGTGGGTGAGCGCAACAGGGCGTGTGAGCCACATCCAGTTGAGCATTGAAAGGTGGGATGGTTAATGGCAACACAAATTGACATCAAATTCAATCCTGCGGGATTTGCTGAATGCTTGAGCGGGCTGTCTGGAGATGTACAGGCAGCAGCGGACAAGATCGCAGCAACAGCCACATCAATGCTTTCAAAAGGTTCTGGGTTCCATGTGGAGATGTCGAACGAGCCACGCTTCCAAGACTCAGCATATGAAGTTTCCAGACCAATCGGCAGAGTAGTTGCGAACGATGACGAATCATCAAAGGAAGAAGCAGAGAACAAGATTTTAAGCAAGGCGGTGGGCGCATGATCATAAACAAATCAATAGATATTGAGAATGAGGTCCGCATTGCTCTGAACGATTATATGACGGTTTACTGCAGACCTCTTCCGAAGAACTATTCGCTTCCGCACATCCTTATCACATGGGTTGGCGGTAATGACACCAACACGATTGACAGATTCAGCGTGGTTCTGGATGCCAGGGCAGAAATCGATGGCGAGGCGGTCGAATATCTCAACACGGCAATCGGTATTTTGAAGCAAGTGGCAGAAGAGCAGACAACGGCTCTGCGCCACGTAATTGTAAATTCATCTGGTTCATGGGGCGAGGATCCTGTGCGGCCAGACTTAACGATGTGTTCTGCTCGACTGGAGATCATAGCACATCAACAGAAAACGGAGGTTTAAATTATGGATGTTAAATTAGGTCTTGGTTTAGCAACTGGAATGTTCTATCATGCACCGGCTGGCACGGCTCTGCCGACAGATCCGACAGCAGCGATCGACACATCGGTGTGGACACATGTCGGTGATGTAACGAATGACGGAATCACGCTGACAATGGACAAGTCAGCTGAGAATCTTAGAAACTGGGCAAATGTGATCAAGCGTGTGATCATGACAGAGCATACGGAAACAATCCAGGCTCCGCTTATGGACACCACAGAAGAAGTCCTCAAGGCTGTTCTTGGCGAGGACAACGTGACAACTGCAAGCGGTGTTACAACTGTAAATCTTTCTGCAGCAAGTCTTCCTGAAGAGGAGGCTTTTTTATTTGTCATGAAAGACGGTGATGACATGATGATGATCGGATGCTCTAATGGTCAGGTCACATCTGTTGACGATGTTACATTCGCACCGGAATCTGCAATTAACTGGGTTCCGACCATCACTGCAATGGGTGACGGCTTCAAATTGATCATGAAATAATTTGGCATAAAAGGAGAAGATCATGGCTAAATTTGTTTTGGACAATTCCCCAGATACAAAAGTGTTAGAGGTGGTCATCGGTGAACAGTCTTACAATGTTCCGCTTGCAGAGGGGCTGACGTTTAAAGAAGCGGCAGCACTTGATACTGCGGAAGGCACAAGGATGTTT